TTTAAGTTGTTCTAGATGTAATAGTAACTGGAATAATACTTTTAAAAAACTTTCTAGATAAACAAAGTAAAAATTTTAAGATGTTCTAGATGTAATCAATCTGGAATAATATTTTTTAAAAACTTTCTAGGACACAAAAGTAAAAATTTTAAGATGTTCTAGATGTAATCAATCTGGAATAATATTTTTTAAAAACTTTCTAGGACACAAAAATAAAAATTTTAGAATATTCTAGATGTAATCAATCTGGAATAATATATTTTAAAAACTTTCCAGGACACAAAAATAAAAATTTTAAGTTGTTCTAGATGTAATCAATCTGGAATAATATTTTTTAAAAACTTTCTAGGACACAAAAGTAAAAAATTTATAATATTCCAGTTGTGATAGTAACTGGAATAATATTTTTTAAAAACTTTCTAGAATACAAAAGTAAAAATTTAAAGTGTTCTAGTTGTAATGGATCTAGAATAATATTTTTTAAAAACTTTCTAGTGCAACAAAAGTAAAAATATTAAAGTGTTCTAGTTGTGATAGTAACTGGAATAATATTTTTTAAAAACTTTCTAGGATACAAAAGTAAAAATTTTAGATTGTTCTAGTTGTAATAGTAACTGGAATAATATTTTTTAAAAACTTTCTAGTGCAACAAAAGTAAAAATTTAAAGTGTTCTAGATGTAATGGATCTAGAATTATAAAAGTAAAAAATTTATAATATTCTAGTTGTAATGGATCTAGAATAATACTTTTTAAAAACTTTCTAGAACACAAAAGTAAAAATTTTAAGGTGTTCTAGTTGTAATGGATCTAGAATAATACTTTTAGAAAACTTTCTAGAACACAAAAGTAAAAATTTTAAGATGTTCTAGTTGTGATGGATCTGGAATAATACTTTTTAAAAACTTTCTAGCGTATAAAAAATTATTTAATATTTATGATTGTAATAATCATTTAGAAAGCAATTAAATATTTGGTTCTGACTAAATTTTCATTTGAGATAACGTAATATGGATTAGCGCCTTTGAATCCGCTACTCCCATCATCTAATATTTCACAATATACCATGCATCTTATATTTTCTAAATTACCAGGTTTCCATACAACATCATTAGTCCTTGCATAACCATATGATGTACCAAAATCTGGTGCAAGATAAATGCCATTTCCATATGCGGCACCGTGTAATTGTTTATCAGTGCCACTACAATTTATCAGAGATTTTCTTAGAATAGAATGCCAATTTTCAATGGGTGATCCATGAAATCCATTATGTTTAGTAACATTTGGTGATTTAGAAATAGAACAAAAGGCTTGTTCTCTTTCAGGTGGATTTGAGATATATTTAAAAACCGCTTTAATGTTATAACTTGAGGACATTTGATAACCATTAGCTGCTTTTTTCCCAGCTATATTAATATCTTCAACAAACTCTTTATCAGCTGGGTCAACAACTTCCAAATGGGCACGACATGTTAATAGAATCCATCTAACTAGATAATATGCATCATCATCAGTAGCATTTAGAGTTAGTTTTAATTCACTTTCGGTATCCAATAGTGATAATGAATCCATATCAGGCAATGTTTCTAAAATTTTTTTCATTTTAGAAAAAGCTTTATCACGATCTCCATTGAACTGATTTAAAATATGTTCTGGCATCTCTTCAAATATTTTACTACATCTGTGACTTGTAAGACACGCATAAGCGAAATAACATAATATTTTGCAAATTGCTGGATAAAATTTAAATTCATTGAGGAGACCTGATGTAGTGGATCCGGTTGCATTTTTTTGATAACATGATAAACCTAATTCAGTAAATTGATAATAACATAGGGCATTACCGCAACTTACAGGTTTAAGACCTTGATATTTTAATTTTTTATCACAGTTGACACAATAATAACCAGGGTTATTAACGCGTTCTATAAAGTGTTTAATAAGGTTAGTAATATAGCTATCTGAATGATGATATTTATTTGAGTTATATTTGTCAATATATCCCTGTAAATTATTATAAATAAATTGCTTTAAACAATTCATTAATTGCCACTGAATTGATCCGGCATCAGTAATAGTAATCGTTGGAGTTTCCAATGATGTTAAATATCCAGCATTAAAATTCAAACATAGTGATATACATTTATTATTATCTAAGCCCAAAATTGATAAATAATCCTGAGACATATGAGAAATGTTATATAATACAGTTAGATTCATCATACGACTATTTACTTGAGGAATAAACACAATACCTGATTCAATTAGAAATTCTACATCTTTTGTAAATTGTTTTTCATATTTATTAGAACTATTATCAGAAATGCAATGCCCTTCTGAAGCAACTACATCACCCAAATTTAAATCATTACCATCATCAATTTCACTATCCGAATGATTTTCAGATAAATCGCTATCATATTGCTCGGTTTCACTATCAGACATCGATATTTATTAGAAACATATTACCGGAATACTTTTATTCAATTTTTTTATATTGATATTTTGCAACTTTATATAATTTTTTTAGTTTTAGTCTTTTTAGTGTTAGTCTTTTTAGTTTTAGTCTTTTTGGTGTTAGTGTGTGAAGAAATGGCAGTTAGTTGGTGTTCAAATGGTAAATTTTTTAAAAAGGGATGTGTTGATGCATATCCTAAACAATGAAAAAACAAATAACGATCTTTTAGTGTGTTATCTGAATAAGTATCTATCGTAACTGGTTTATTGGAAACATATTTGGTGAGTATATCAGTTGATGTAATTTTTTCAAAATAATGTGTCTTAAAATAATTCTCCATAATTTTTAATATATTAGTTTTGCTCATATTTTCTTTATAATAGAAAGGATCATTTACAAAATTTGGTATTTTGGGTATTTTAAATTTCTTTTTGATTATATCACCAACTTTTATAATATCAACCAAAGATTTAGGGCGAAATCTAAACACTTTCTGAATTAACTCATATGGTAATATAATAGTTTTTAGACCAAAGAAATAGTAATGATATTTAGGATTCAAAATTAATTCACGTAAATTACGAGCTCCTAGAATTTTTGCGATTTTATTTTTAAAAACTCCTATAAAATCTTTATATCTCAATGTGTTTTGCATTGTCAAATCAATGTAAGGTTGATAATTATTCCCAGTGATGTCAAACCAAGTTTGATATTTTTTTAAAAAAGATTCATCTGGAATAGGATCATACAGAACAGTACCATCCAAATCACCAAATGATTTTGTACCATATGTAAATATTACAAAACAACCTGTCAATATAAATCTTTCTATTTCCAGGAGACTAAAATTATTATGAAGTATTTTTTTATAAGAATTTATAGCATACACATTAAAATTATTTATATTTTTTGTTAATTTAAATATATTTGCATTTTTCAGGACTTCTAAACTATTTTCATTCAAAAATAATCCAGCATTATCTAAAGTTTCTGAATAAAAATCATTAATATGAAGAACATCATAATTTCTTAACTCTTTAACTGTCGCTTTTGTAAAAAAACTTCTCAATTCTGTCTTAAAATACGCATTTGACCCAGTTATATCATTTTGATTTCCATTATATTCATAAAATATTATTAAAACTGGATATTTTGTAATACTTGTTGTTTTTTTCCATCCTTTCATTTGAGTATTAAAGTCAATATGATTCATATTCTTATTTCTAGAAGTTGTCATGTAAAGATGAAATATTAAATTTGCAGCTTGATAGTAATTAAAATCAACCTTTTTCTGATAAAAAATATTTCCTTTACTTTTTAAAAACTGTAACGTATTCTTCAAAATATCATTTTTTTTATACCAACCACTACTAGGCCATAATATTATAGTTTTCATATTCGGTCTAGTTTTGATATAATGAAAAAGTATTTCTTCTAGATCAGCTGTTTCATCTTCAGATAAATTTTTAGAATTCAAATAATATCCAGATAATTTATAACTATATTTATAAAGATTCTTTAGCCGGCTACCACCATACGTATCAAATAAAATTTTAATAGCTTCATGATATTGATATAATTTAGTTTTACCTAATAATTCAATATCATTAGTTGAATACCATTGATCAAAATTAAAATGTGAATTATTTATTGTTTCTGCTGACACTTGAACTTTTAAATATTTTTTTTTAGGATAAAATTCCTTTTGAATTACAGCATTATCTTCATATCCATCACTATTAATTTTGAGATATAAATATTTTTTATTTAGACTACTAACTAAATCTTTATCGGCATCGGTATGAATAAAATCATTAAAAAGAAGTAAATGATCACTGTGACCCGAGTGTATTGAGTGGGAATAACTTGGAAATATTTCTAGACTATCAACTAAAATATAATCCTTGACTTCACGCCTCAAAAATGAATTAGTCTTTTTTTCATATCCATATCTAAAACGATCAAATATTGGAGATAATGATGGATGATTATACTGATTATTTAGATCACCTAACAAAATAATATTAGAAATATTTCTTTCCTTTTCCTCTTTTTCAATATATTTAATAATTTGTGATGCTTGATATTTAATTAAATCTTCAGGTACATTATCACTAAAATTATCATCCTTTGTTGAATACTCTAAATGTGTCCCAACTACTAGAACCTTAATGGGACCTATATTAGTTTCAACAAAAAGCACTGTTCTATTGCCTTCCAGATAGTAATTTTTACAATTAATCAACGGTTTTTTACTAAAAAAAGCATTTGCCAAAGGATAATAACAATCTGCTAGTTTACTTGGATTTTTACCTAACATTGAATTAACTATATAACAATCAATAAAACCTATAGATTTCATCTTATTTTTTAAATAATCAAAATTAAGTTTTTTAAGATCATCATAATTAGTTAAATTTTCTTCAATAATTTTACCTGAAGGATCACTTGGATAAACTTCCTGCAAACAAATAAAATCTAAATCAGCATTTTCTATTAAGTCTAATGTATTATCAATATTTCTAGATGGTGTAGTATCGGGACAAATATTTACAAAATTATGAACATTATATGTAGCAATTCTATAAACAAATTGTTCTTTTGATGGAATATAAATTAATTGATCACAATAATCACTTTTTCTAATTTTTTCAAATGGATGCACTTTTTTTTCATAATCACTCAAATATGTACAATATCCTTCGAAATTTAATTCTTTAATCTCATCAATAGTAGGATAAATAACCGGATATTCTTTACTTTCTTTAGTCATTTATTTGATCTACCAAGAGAAATTTATTTTTGATTTATTTTTAAGCATTTGGCAACTCAATACATAATAAAAAAAATTGAATTCATATTTTTACATATAATAATAATCAGTTCAAGTATATGCTAGCTATATTTGAATTAAAAATATTATATTGGGTTTGATTTAAGATTTAATTGAGTGAATGTAACAGTTTATGATATTAGGTTTGATTAAAGATTTGATTAAATATTTTGAATGGTTTATAATCTGGAAGCAATTCTTAGACAAAGTTTACAAATTAGTTCCTTGTTAATCTTAAGATTTACTTTAAAGTTTTACTTTGAAGTTAATTTTGCTGTTAATGACCAATTAATTAAAAACTTTTTTTTTATATTTTTATAATAAAATTGATTTTGATATGTTTTATGTGGTAATTGTAATAGTACTATGACAAATATATTTTATATAATTCATTACAAAAATTATCACACTGGGTCAAACATTGAAGAAAATGAATCAAAATATCAATATCCTATTTCATTTTATAAAAGAGATACAAAAATTTATAGTAAATGGAATCATTCTTATTACTATATTACAACTAAGTGGATATATACAGTTATCATCCCATCAAACATCTATATTAAACATAACAAATACGCACCTTGGTTTCTCGCCAATCATGAGTTGTGCGATCAAAGGTATACTGCTAACGCAGTTATTTTAGGTGAAAAATATTCTGTATTTGATATTAAGACTATCATTAAATTTAATATTAATATAAATTGTAAGGTATATATTCAATATGCGTGTCGTATAGGAATTGTAAGTGTGCTAGAATATTGGAAAAACTCGTATGATAATTCTTTATTGGAATATGATTATGAAGCGATAGATGACGCGTCTACAAACGGTCACATTGATGTTTTAAATTGGTGGTTACATAGTGGATTGAGATTAGAATATACTGAAAAAACTATAGATATAGCGTCTGAATGTAGTAAAATAAATGTTTTAGAGTGGTGGAAAAATTCTGGATTAAAATTAAAATATACAGAAAGAGCGTTTGATGGTGTGATTCATGCAAAAACAAAAATATCACATGATTGGTGGATTAAATCTGGTCTTAAAATAAAATCTATGGTGTATAAAAATATGTTGATGGGTGATGAAAAATGGGACAAATTATTTTCTAATAGTTAATTATAAATTCTAAAACTAAACATGAGTAAATTTGCGTTATTAATTGGTATTAATTATAAGGGTACATCAAATGAATTAAATGGGTGTATTAATGATGTAACAAATATGAGAGATGTTTTAATTAAAAATTTTGGTTATTTAGCTGAAAATATTGTAGTTATGACAGAGGATCAACCAAATAATCTTAAACCTACCGCATTAAATATTATGAATCAATTTGGAAGTTTAATTATTAAAGCTCATCATAAACAAGCTAAAGAAATATGGTTTCATTATTCAGGTCACGGTAGTTACATCGATGACACCAATGGTGATGAGTTAGATGGCAAAGATGAAGTTATAGTACCATTGGATTATGAAAAATCAGGTATGATTAGTGATGATTTACTTCACAATTATATGGAATATTTGCCAGTTGAAACTAGATTTTTTTGTTTATTTGACTGTTGTCATAGTGGAACTATATTGGATTTAAAGCATCGTTATTTAGGTGGTAATAAACATCATACGGAAAATAATAAATCTAAAATCAAAGGTAAAGTTGTTATGATAAGTGGATGTAAAGATGATCAAACTAGTGCAGATGCTTTAATAGGAACTAAATGGTCTGGTGCCATGACAGCAGCATTTCTTAAATCAATGGAATTATGTGAATATAAAACTACTTACTATCATTTATTAGATTTAATGAGGGACTATTTACGTGAAAATAAATACGATCAAATACCTCAATTATCATCAAGTAATAAATTAACTCCAGTATCTATCTTTTGTTCAGATAAATCATCTGAACCTACTATTTACACTAAAGTGTAAGTAAACACATGCTGATTACACACTTGAGATCATTATTTTTTATAAATTTTCTTTTAGCATAGAATAATACACACTTGTAAATTATTCATTGTATGTATATTGATAGCTATAATATGAGATATAGGATAAATAAAAATCTTTCAGAATGGCAGTGGATTAAATTTAGTAAAAAAAAGTTTTGTTTCTTCTTGTATTATAAATTGTATTATAATTTGTATTATAAAATAAAATGGTTAGAAAAAAAACAACACAAAAAAAAACCAGAAGAACTAGAATTATAACACAGAGTAAGCTTATATCAAAAAAAAAATATCAACAGTTAGGGTTTGTAAAGTATTGTCCTGTGCCACCTGATAATAGCATATCTAAAACTTCTTTAGAAATTGCGTCAACAATTCCCAATAATTGTAATTGTGCATTGTATATTAACTATAAATATCCAGATATATTCAGAGTAGCTTCATATTCAGTGAATCATTTTATTAATTTTTGTCAAGGCAAGAAAGATTTATCAACTTATTTAAAACTATTCAAACAATTGAATGCAGATATTTTATTAATTCAAAAAGGATTTCCGGTGCAAAAAACTATGTTAGAACAGGGACTTAATGAACTTGATAAGATTAATGAATTAAATTATGATTATTTAATTTCCGAGATGGAAAAAATAGGTTATCAATATTGTGCTTTAGTCAATCCAAATCAAAGTTTCAATTATGATCCTCCTGAAAATTGTTACTTAATAGAAGCGATTGCTATTTTCAGTAGGTTTCCAATTATTAAATCAAAATCTTATCGATTACCAAATGGTAAAGCTGTTATAATTTCTAAAATAATTTTGATGAATTATATTGGTTTAATATTTAACACTGAAATTGATCCAGTTTCTGAACATTCAGATGAAGTTATAAAACAGATCAAGAGAGATTTTGATGTTGAAAGCATTAACCAAGCTCAAGAAAATTTATTAAATCATATAATTTATAAGGAAATACGTGATGTTAAACCTGATTTTCATATAATATCAAAATCATTATCTTCAAATCATGAATTGAATAATAAAAATAATAAAAATAATAAAAATATTATTAGAGTAGATGGAGATATTTTTGCCAGTGTTATCAAAAGAAATTTTAATCTTCCTTATAATAATTATCAATTGACATCAGTTGATTTAATGTTTAAAGATAACATTAATCAAAATTCTCTGGATAAAATAAAAGTTGAAGATTTAGCCAAACCAGAGGATAATGAGGTTAATGATGTAAGTATCGATGGATTAGTTACACAAATTGTTAGTGATCAAATACTAAAATATAATCATTTTGGATATCCGTGGTCTTTTCAAACTGATCAACTTGAAGGAATTACGGAGACATCATTATTTAATTATTATATTCCTATTAAATATCTTAATGATAATTGTAATCCCTACTATCAAAAACTACTACAAGATAGTCATAATCTTTCTGGTAAATCAATAGAATTTTCTGAAAAAAAAATGGTAATTTATGAAGATATTCTTCTTCAATATGTTAAATCGCGACCCAATATTAAGATTTTAATATTATGGAATATAGATAAAATACCTCATTATTTTAAAAACTATGGTGAACTAGTTTATCAAAAATTATTTAAATTTAGTAGTAATAATAATATTATTAACGGGTTTTTATATGAAATATATGACTTTCAAACAAAAAAAGATCTTACAACACAAATTAGTAAATTAAGATATCCCAAAACGGCTTTAGTGTTGTGGATTGATTATAAAACTAAAGTTATTCCTTTACCAAAAATTAATGACCCTTTTTATTATTCGAGAACTTGGTCAAAAACTATTGAATTGAGTGCATTCTTTTTGAATCCTAACACAATTGATTTTTTGAAAAAGCAAAGAACAGATAGATTATTATTGTTAAATGACAAAACTACACATTGGAAACTTAATACTTTTAAAAAAATAATTAATTCCAATTTGACTCAAAGTGAAATTAATAACTTATGCATTTTGAGTGGAATTACATTTTTTTCTTATGGAATGAGAAAATTTAATGATATAGATGCCAGTATTAATATGCCTACTAAAAATTATAAAAATATAGTTAATGTTATTAGTAATTTCTTCTCTAAACAATTAAGGTTGATTACATCATCTGATTTTTACTTATTAACTCCTGAAAAAATACCATCGTTAGACCAAGAATATATTAGAAAACATAATGTAATGACATTATCTCAAAAAAATTCTAAAAATATTATTTTGACTGGTCAAGCTGATTATACTCAACTAATATATAATCCTGAACATCATTATTATTTTAAAGGAATTAAACTATTGCAAGTGGAATATTCTCTTTTGCTCAGATTTGAAAGATATAGTATGAGAGCTCTTTCTGATATTGTTTTGTTTAACTATTATTTCAATCAAGATCTTAAAATACCTAGAATTCCAGAAAATATTTACAATTATGGTCAACCTAAAAAAATAAATACAAAAAATAAAATTATTAAAGGCTTGCTCACATATTTTAAAATGTATAAAAATTGTGAAAGGTATTATAGTTTACCATCATTTACTATTGAGAAACTTGATAAACTTTTTTCTGATTATCCAATTACTTTTAATCAAGATCCAGAATATCACAAGCCTGATGAAGATCGTGAGAATTTAAAGAAAATTGGATTCATTTTCAAAACTTTCTAGAGCAACAAAGTAAAATAATTAATATAGCAATTTTGCAATTTTAGGGTAATATCTTTAATAAAATTGATCATTTTTATAAATATTATTATAAACTTAGAGGATCCACTGTGTGGAATCTCCATCAAAGTGGAATATAAAATATTATGTTCCATTTTTTATAAGAACTTTTATAAGAACTTTTATAAGAACTTTTATAAGAACTTTTATAAGAACTTTTATAAGAACTTTTATAAGAACTTTTATAAAAAAATTGGCTCTAATCCCCAGAAGCCTATTGAGTAAGACTCAGGCGGCATCTCATCATCTATTATTATATGGTCAGATATTCCGTTTGGATATATATACTAAGTATATATTGTCCTGGAATGGATCATACAAGTTCGATAATGCGTCATATATTAGACTATTCTGGTTCATAGCTGATCAGAGCCACTGCGTGAAATCATCATCAAAAACGAAGGAGAACTTTGAAGGGAAACTCTGGGGATTGATGATTTCATTTTTTATTTTTAACATTAACTTTTTAACATTTTTAGCCTATATTAAAAATAAAAAAATCCATTGTTGTGTAAAGACGTTGATGTACATCTTTAACTCGAATGAAAAAAAAGCAAGTCCCATACATATATAGTGGGAGAGACACTATATATATTCGAAACTTGCTGATATATATTTAATGTAAAAAATGATTTCAATTTTTATATAGGGTATACACCAAAAACAGCTAAAAATTGAATTAAAGAATAAATTTAATAAAAATAATAGAAAAAATGCATCTAGAGTTAGAAACCGGTCAAATATTTTATGGAAAATCTTTTGGATTTCCAGTATCAGTCAGTGGTGAAGTTGTTTTTCAAACAGGTATGGTCGGATATCCAGAATCTTTAACTGATCCTTCTTATCATAGGCAAATATTAGTATTAACATACCCTTTAATAGGTAATTATGGGGTTCCAAATAATGATAAAGATGAAAATGATATTTTAAAATATTTTGAATCAGATAAAATTCAAGTATCTGGTTTAGTAGTTGGCGAATACAACCAACAATATAGTCATTGGAAAGGTATTAAAAGTTTAGGTGATTGGTTATATGAACATAAAATACCCGCTATATATGGTATCGATACACGACAATTAACACTTTTAATTAGAGAACATGGTACTATTAAAGGGCGATTGATAGAATCATCAGAATCATTAATAAAAATAAATTGGATTAATATTTCAGATATTAATTTGGTATCTGAAGTATCAAACCCAGTTGTCAGATATTATCCAAAAATTAAGAAAGAAGATCAACCAACTATATTAGTAATAGATTTTGGTATTAAAAATGCTCAAATTCGTTGTTTATTAGATTGTGGATTTAATCTGGAGGTTGTACCATGGGATTATAAATTTATCGATAACATTAAAAATTATAATGGAATATTTCTTAGTAATGGTCCAGGTGATCCAACATGTATGAAACTAGTAATATCACAATTAAATGAAATAATTAAAAATGAGTATAATATTCCAATTTTTGGGATTTGTCTAGGTCATCAAATTTTATCTTTAAGTGCTGGCGGACACACTTATAAAATGAAATATGGTAATAGAGGTCATAATATTCCTGTTAGATTTCTTAATACTAAAAGATGTCTAATTACATCACAAAATCATGGATATGCCCTAGATGTATCAACATTAAATGATGATTGGATACCATTGTTTACGAATGCTAATGATGATTCAAATGAAGGTATAGTTCATAAAAAATTTAATTGGTTTTCTGTACAATTTCATCCGGAGGCAAAAGCTGGTCCTAATGATGCACACTTCTTATTCAACCTTTTCAAAAAAATTGTAATACATTTTAAAATGTATAGTGATAGTAATAGTGATAGTAATATTTTAAATGAAATAGAAAAGGAATTAGTGAAACCGTCTCTTTTGCCATATCAAAATAAAATTAATGAATTAAAAAAGGTTTTAATATTAGGATCTGGTGGTTTGAGTATTGGACAAGCTGGTGAATTTGATTATTCAGGATCACAAGCTATAAAAGCTTTTAAGACGAATATGCAAACTGTTTTAATCAATCCAAATGTCGCAACAGTTCAAACATCTATTGGTCTAGCTGATAAAATATATTCATTACCTATTACATCATATTTTGTTAAAAAAGTAATTGAACTAGAAAGACCGGATTGTATCGCATTATCTTTCGGTGGTCAAACTGCTCTTAATTGCGGTATTCAACTTGAAAAGGATGGTACATTAAACAAATACAATGTACATGTTTTAGGAACACCAGTTTCATCAATTGAAGCAACCGAAAATAGACAATTATTCAAAGAAAAACTAGAAGAAATCGGAGAAAGAATAGCTCCTAGTAAAACAGTATATAATCTAGATGATGCATATAATGTAGCTGAAACATTAGGATATCCAGTTTTAGTTAGATCAGGATATAGTCTAGGTGGTTTAGGATCTGGTTTTGCAAAAAATAAAGAGGAATTAAGAGTTTTAGTTGAACCAACTTTTGTAGAACCAGATGGTCAAGTTATAATAGATAAAAGTCTTAAAGGATGGAAAGAAGTTGAATATGAAATTGTTAGAGATCAATATGATAATTGTATTAGTGTTTGCAATATGGAAAATTTAGATCCTTTAGGTGTTCATACAGGCGAATCAATTGTTGTAGCACCATCTCAAACATTAAATAATGATGAATATAATAAACTTCGAAATGTAGCCTTAAAAACTATCAGACATTTAGGTATTATTGGTGAATGTAATATTCAATATGCACTAGATCCTAATTCAGATGATTATTTTATAGTGGAAGTCAACGCTAGATTATCTAGATCATCAGCATTGGCATCGAAAGCAACTGGATATCCATTAGCAAATGTAGCGGCTAAGATAATGATGGGATATTCATTGGTTGATATTAAAAATTCAGTTACAAAGAATACAACAGCGTGTTTTGAACCTAGTTTGGATTATTGTGCAATTAAAATTCCCAGATGGGATCTTAAAAAGTTTCCACAAGTTAGTAATAAAATAGGATCATCAATGAAAAGTGTTGGAGAAGTTATGGCTATTTCTAGATCTTTTGAGGAAGCTTTACAAAAAGCTTTAAGAATGGTTGATGAAAATTGTAATGGTTTAGATCCATATCATTTACATCAAGTTGATGTTAATTTGGATGATTTAAGTAATCCAAGTTATTTTAGGATTTTCTTGATAGTACAATTACTTTATCAAAAAAAAATGACTCTTGATGAAATTCATCAAGATACTAAAATCGATTTATGGTTCCTAAGAAAATTTCAAAAAATTGTTGATATGTATTATTTACTTGAAAAATATCAATTTGATAAAGATTTATTAACTAAAGCTAAAAAAAGAGGTTTTTCTGATTTACAAATTGCAAAAGTAACTCAATCAACAGAAATAGCTATCAGAAATTTTAGAATTGAATATAATATTAAACCATATTTCAAATTAATTGATACAGTAGCTGGAGAATTTCCATGTTATACAAATTATTGTTATAGTACATATAATGGTGACCAAAATGATTTCGAATCATTAGGAGATGAAAGTGTAGTTGTTTTGGGATCTGGAGTGTATAGAATAGGAAGTAGTGTTGAATTTGATTGGTGTTCTGTCAATTGTATAAAAGAATTAAGAAAAACGAAGAAAGCCATTATGATAAATTATAATCCGGAGACAGTTTCGACTGATTATGATGAAGCTGATAGATTATATTTTGACGAATTATCATTTGAAGTTGTAATGGACATTTATCAATTCGAAAATCCAATGGGCATAATATTATCAATGGGTGGACAACTTCCAAATAATATTGCCATGGATTTACATCGACAAGGCGTTAAAGTATTAGGAACATCTCCCGAAAATATTGATCAAGCTGAAAATCGTTATAAATTTTCTAGAATGTTAGATCAAATTGGAGTTGCTCAACCATTATGGAAAGAATCAACTAATCTATCAGATACTAAAGATTTCTGTAATCAAGTCAAATATCCATGTTTAGTTAGACCTTCTTATGTATTAAGTGGTGCCGCTATGACTGTTGTTTATTCTGATGAAGAATTAGATAAATCTTTAACTAAATCAGCTCAAGTTTCTAAAGATTATCCAGTTGTAGTAAGCAAATTTATTAATGATGCTAAAGAAATAGAAATTGATGCTGTCTCTAGAGATGGATGGGTTGAATTAATATCTATAGCGGAACATGTAGAAAATGCGGGTGTTCATTCGGGTGATGCTACATTAATTTTACCTGCTCAAGATTTAACTGATAAAACGATTAAACAAATTCGTAAAAGTGTTTATAAAATTTCAAATGCTTTACAAATTAACGGACCATTTAATATTCAGTTTATTGCAAAAGATGATCAAATTTTAGTAATTGAGTGTAATTTAAGAGTTTCTAGAACATTTCCATTTGTGTCTAAGACATTTGATGTAAATTTTATAACAGTTGCTACTCAAATTATTTTAGGTGAAAAATCTAATTTATCATTGAGTCAATTAAATCGTATTCAAAAACAACAAACAATTAATAATAGAATAGGTGTCAAAGTATCTCAATTCTCTTTTAATCGTTTAGTGAATTCTGATGTAAAATTAGGAGTTGAGATGGTTTCTACTGGTGAAGTTGTTTCTTATGGTTTAAATCATTATCAAGCTTATTTAAAAGCTTTGGCATCTAGTGGTGTAAAATTACCAATACCATACAAAAGTAAAATTTTAATCTCAATTGGTTCCTTCAAATTTAAAGAGGAATTTAAAGAATCTGTCAAAATGTTATCAAATATATTTGAAGTATATGGAACATATGGAACAGTTGATTATTATAATACACATATGAATACCAATACCAATATGAATAAAGATATGAATATTAATTTGAAAAGTTTTAAAAATAATATTGATGTTCTTGAAAAAATTAGGAAAAGATATTTTGATTTGATAATTAATATTTCGGATCCTAATAAAACTAGAGAAGTATGTCATAATAGTTTTGGATATCAAATGAGATCAACAGCTATTAAATTTGCTACATCTGTAATTACTGATATTAAAACAGCTAAACTTTTAACTAAAGCAATCACATATCATTGGGATGAATATCATGAAGTTGATCAAGAAATTGATTGTAAAACATCATATCAATCTGTTACAATTCATGGTTTAGTTGATTTACACTTTAATTTTAACAATATTAATAATCTCAAGATTCTTAAGAACTTTAATATTGCTGGTGTATGTAAACATGAAACAACTTTAGCGTTAAAGGGTGGTATAACAACTATTGTAGTAATGCCTTCTATAGAATCATCATTAGATAATTTGGGAATGCTTCAACAATATAGTGAAATAATGAAGAATGAATCACAAGTAGATTATTTCTTAACTATTTTAGGAACAAGTAATTTAGCAAATTCTCCAAATCTAGAAAATGAAATGATTGAAATGTCTAAAATAGCAATCGGTATGAAATTATATTTGAGTGATATTTTAACTGATCCACATGATTGGTCAAAATTATTGAGTAAATGGCCATATGATAGAATGATTTTTGTAGATGTTGGTGATATTAAAAGTTTGATGGCTTTTATGTTCATTGCTAAAAAATATCCACATCATTATCATTTATCTAATTTGAAATCTAGAATGGAATTAGAAATAGTGCAAGAAGCTCGTATAAATGGATTAACAATTACAACTGAAGTTACACTACATACTCTTTTCTTAAATAATTCTATCACAAAAGAAGATTCCAAATACTTATTCGATAATTTAAACCAAATTGATTGTTTTGCATCCAATAATAATAATAATAATAATAATGGTAATGATAATGATATGGAAGAGAGATCTATTGAGAATACATTAAAAATTTGTGCGACAGCGATCAAGGATGGTAAAATTACGTTGGATACTTTAATTGAAAAAATGGTAAAAAATCCTAGAAAGATTATGAAATTATCAGTATCAAAAACATTATTGGAGATTGATTTGGATTATGTTTCAAGAATATCGGAAAAAAATGCATATGGATTTTTAAGACGGATTGTTATCAATAATAAAATCATCCTGATCGATGAGAAAAAACTAGATGAATCTTATAATACTACTAATCTAATAGAAGAATATCAAAAAGGAAAACCATATAATAATAATGATAATAATAACACTTCAGAAGAAATTAGTGAATTAGAAGAAATAACATTTGTTGATGAATATCTTCCCACTAAACCATATACTAAAGTGCCTTATAATTATAAGGATATTTTGCGTGTAAATCAATTTGATCGTGAGCAATTAAGATTATTATGTTTAAGGGCGCAAGAGTTGAGAGAAAAATTAAAGAAACAATCAACATTAGATATATTGAAAGGAAAAACTGTTGCAACAGTCTTTTATGAACCTAGTACACGAACTAGATTATCATTTGAAGTTGCTGCAAAAAAAATGGGTGCTGATGTAATAGCATTAACTCCAGAATATTCTTCCATAAAAAAAGGTGAATCAATGATGGATTCATTAAAAACAATAGAAACGTATTGTGATCTAGTTGTATTGAGATCTTCAAAGGAGGGTGATGTTGATGAAATGTCTAAATTTATTAGAAAACCGTTGATTAATGCTGGAGATGGTTGTGGTGAACATCCTACACAAGCATTATTAGATTTATATACTATTAAAGAAGAAAGAGGGTCATTACATAATTTGACAATAACTTTTGTAGGTGATTTAAAACATGGTCGAACAGTACATTCTCTAGTTAAATTATTAGCACAATATGATTTATTGAGATTTTACTATGTCTCTGATCCAGAATTAAATTTACCAAAAAACATTCAGGATGAAATTTCTATAATTAATCCAAATCTAGAACAGTCACATGTAGAAACTTTAGATGATGTATTACTACGAACAGATGTATTATATATGACTAGATTACAGGAAGAACGTTTATGCGAAGGTGATAATAAAAACAAATTTAAATATCCTATAATAACACCATCAATTCTTTCAGATGCAAAAAAGAATTTAATTATTATGCATCCATTACCTAGAAATACTGAAATCAGTACAGCTGTAGATAATGATCCTCGTGCTGCATATTTTCGTCAAATGGAGTATGGTCTTTATATGAGAATGGCTTTACTTGAACTATTATTGACTTAATATTTCAGATTACCATCTGAAGAACATATGATAAAAATTGAAATATCATTTTTTTATGAATGTATTAATCTAAATAAATTAAAATGTTATCATACACCTCAATATTTGCAACAGCAACGTTATCTATTTCTTTAGGTTTAGGTATTATTTATTGGTTACCTAAATGTATAATTAGATTTATAGATAGAAATACGAATTTTATACATTTTTTCATACCAAATAATAGATCATCAATTAGTAGTTCGGATGATTTTAATTGTGTTAAAAATATTTTATTAACTTTTGATGATGTTCCGTATGATCAAGATAGTTTTCGTAAAATTCTAGATCTTTTACGAAATTTTAAACAAAAAGCAATATTCTTTGTTATTTCTTCTCAAATAAATGAAGATAATTATTCACTCCTTATTCGCGCAGTACAAGAAGGTCATTGTTTAAGTAATCATGGTATGTATAATCATTACCATTGTTTTAGAAGTTATAAAACAGTTAAATATGAAATTGAAACATGTCAATCTAAAATTAAAATGATCTATTACAATGCTGGCCGCGAATATCCTAAAAAACATTTCTTTCGTCCAGGTGGTGGTATTATGAATAAAACTATTCAAAACGTATGTAATGAGTTAGATATGATTCCTTTACTGGGTTCTGTATATCCACATGATCCACATGTAAGATCATGTGATTTAAATTTGTGGTATATTCAGTATCATCTGGAGGATAATGATATTTTAATTTTACATGATAGAGTATGGACACCTATTTTACTTGAGAAACTCTTTGAATGGATGTCAAATAATAATTTTAGGACAGTTAATTATTCATTTCTTGAATCCGCTCTACTAGGATATTCTGAAAATTATAAAGAAATTGTAAAAACCTGGTTAAATAATATTATTTAATTTTCAATAATTTTAATAATTTTAATAAAAAAATTTTTTTATGTATTTAATTATGTATTTAATTAATTATGTAATTAGTGTAATGAGTGTATGCGTGCATCACTCGATGACCATTGCATCATCTTCCTCATCTTCCTCATCCTCTTCATCTTCCTCAGCAACTGCCATTGCACCTTCGTCCCCAGCAACTGCCATTGCACCTTCGTCCCCTTCATCAGCAGCAACTGCCATTGCATCATCATCCTCTTCATCTCCTTGAGCATCCTCAAAGTTCTCCGCCTCCTTATCTCCAGCAACTGTCATTGCATCATCATCTCCAGCAACTGTCATTGCACCTTCGTCCCCTTCATCAGCAGCAACTGTCATTGCATCATCATCCTCTTCATCTCCTTGAGCATCCTCAAAGTTCTCCACCTCCTCATCTCCAGCAACTGTCGTTGCATCATCATCTCCAGCAATTGTCATTGCATCCTCAAAGTTCTCCGTCTCCTCATCATCAGCACCATAGTCGTAATTGGCATAATAGCCATAACAGCTGCAGAAGTCGTAACCGTTCTCGTCGTCAATAAACTTCGGGACATCGTCATCGGAATCATGAACGCCTTGAGCGTGAAATATCTCCAGCAAGAGAGATGTTTGTTCTGGTGTGAGATCCTTGAAAACATTGCTTGAATCTTCTCCTGGCAAAATTTTCATTTTCTTGAATGCGTTCACACACTGAACAACACGCTTTTGGCATTCCGCGAACTCTGTTGATTCCAAAATCTCCTTTATGAGATTCATTTGACTTTCGACGAAGACACTCAATGCTGGTGAGGCCGTATTGTCTGCAATCGTATTCAAAAACGCTCCAACTCGACTGACCTCTTGTTGTGTTTCGAGAATATATTTCAAGTCGGAAACAAAGGCATCGCGCACCTTTTCTTTCTCGTCCAACCAGGTCTGAATTGGATTGTGTGCCGCAACAGCAAGTTGACGCACATAGTCAATGACCTCATGTCCGTAGTTTTGCACGCTAACGCTAGCCCAGTTGTAATTCAGAGGAGAAATACAAGGATTCTGGATGGCCTTCACATCACACTCAGACTGGAAAAGATCCGCAAGCATGGGGATACACTGAAATGGAAGATGTCCATCACAATCAACCGTCCTCATAAACTTTGGCGTGGTGCCAGAAATTTGTTGAATGACTTCGATGATCTCCTCCTGAAACTCAACGCCTGAAAAGGACAAATTTCCGAGAAACGTGTTCATGATCGGGTGCCTTTGTGTTGCTGTGTACTCCAAATCCAGTTCAAGTCCGTAGACACCCTTTGCAAGGATGATCTTCAACCAAGGAGGATATGTAGATACAGCGAAATGCGCTAGACGGTTCCGGCATTGAGTAATCATGAGTCGCCGGTACTCAAAAATTGGTGTACCAATCTTGATGTATGGTTCCAACCGATCAACAATGTGCTCAAAAATCGATGTGAGATATTGGCATATCCAGAAGTAGGATCGCAAAGAGTTGATCTTTTGATGAGCATCACGAAAGAGATCCACCAGCGCCTTGAAAATGCCAAGAACTTTAGAGAAACGCGTCTTGAACTCTTCGGCAAGCTGATCAGTCATGATCTTGCGGTCACTATTGTCCTCCAAAAACTGGTAACTGAAGTGTATGAAACCCAAAAGACCAACATTCCTCAAGTCGTATGCTGCACCCAGAATCGCGATGTATAGACCAATCGGGAAGTTTTGATTTTGAACAGCTAGTGCAATTTGCTCAACAACTTCACAGTCCAAGCTAATCGGTCCAATCGGATGAATCGCGTCTGGTGGTGGCATGTGAGCCAAGATCTGATCCATCGAAATCTCGAATGACGGTGGGATAGTTTCACATGACTTGCGCGCTTTAAGCAAAGCATCCACGTGATTTGCACGTGCAATTTCTGCGGGGAGTTCCTCCGTGAGAATCTTGCACAAGCGCTTGTAAATAATGTTCCTAATCTCCTTAGGAGACAATGTCCGGAAATTCACACCGGGATACTTTATGCAGCTGTTGAGAAATTCACGGTCACGCAAGAATCTTTCATAATCACAATACGTATAAACCAGTTGTGAACGCAACACCCAATTGCGTTTGATGTGTTTAACATCAATTTCATCACCAGACACGCTCAATGGCCATTGTGCAACCGTTAGAAGTTTCTTAATGAACTCGATGCCTTCCTGGCTGTAATCGCCACTCATAAACTTATCAAGTTGGTAAAACTCAGGTGGCATATTGCGATTATCACGCCAATGTGGAATATTATCAAGTCCAACACGATAATCGTAACTGGAATAATTTTCGTAATTCTCGGGGAAATATTGCTGAAGTGGATAGAAATGTTGAAAGGGAAAACACTTTCCGTTGCATGTCTTCTTGCAAACACTTCCATTCCTTGCCAAAAGAAACTTCGGACGGTTGCGAGCAACCCACATCATCATCTCAAGGGCTTCATTGCAAATCTCGCGAAGAAGGGGTGGTACATCAATGTTCTTATTGTTAAATGCACCATAGACAGTATTTGAAAACTTATCGAAGAAGGTACACATTATTGGATTGGCGTAATACTGTGACTTGAACGCAAGATCAGCATCAGATCCGTAGAATCCATTTTGGAAGAGGATTCGTAACCATGTTGGGGATTTTTCCGCGGCAAGCTTTGCGAGATTCCTTCTGAAAGCCTGAACCTTGTCTTGGTTCATTTGGTAGAAGTCTGACCCTTCGCGAAGAACAGGTGCACACCTTTCCAGAATTGTCTGAAAAAGCGACGTGATAAGATGGCAAATTTCATGGTCCGAGATTTTTGGTCTGGGATAGATGAATGAGTCGGCCATGCCCCGAAACTTCTCTTCAACATCATCAATACAAGTATGTTCAATAAACATGTATACAAACTCATTGAAAGTCTCGAGAAATTTCACACTCTTGATGCCCATCTTGGGAACTGAACTAATCAGTGTTTGAATTACTTTGAAAATATCCTGTACCGTGTTAAGCTTTCGAATATACCACTCAAAGGCATTATTGATCTCAATACAAGCGTTCAAAAATGCAAACCGGTGATCACGTATCTCTTCGGCATTGGCTTGATCTGTCTCTTGATCTGCCTCTTCTAGATCTGCCTCTAGATCTGCCTCTTGATCTTCAGGCTTCTCAGGCTTCACATCATCAAAATGAATTGGAAATTCACATTTGCGGCAAACCTCGGCAAATACAGAACGTTCCGGTCCACGAAGAACGTCTGCATAATATGACTTGATCATCTCAAGAAAAGGAGCAGAAACATCAGCGAATTGAATCTTTGACACAAATTCATGTTCAAAATTCTTGCACGCCTTTTCAAATTCACTTGGAACAGCAATCGTTGTTTGAGTTGTCAATGAACTGATCACACTCTTGATATGCTCAAAAAGTGCGTCCAAATCGTCCATGCTTGAACTTGTGAACCACTCCTCAAACTTGCGGTAAGCTCGAATGAATCCAATCTCAAAAGTCGCAGGACTATGAGAGCCAGTCCAAGCAACGAGATCAACCGGAACCGGAATCATGCTACGGTAATGGGCTCTCATTTGATCTCCAATTTGTTGCAGTTCACCGAGATTGTTTGTATTATCTGAACACATCTGTTGGTAAGCCAATTGAAATTTAACGCTCAAATCAGTCTTCTCGTGTAAAACGTTACCCAATTCCTTATCGCGTCTATTGTAGGTTTTGCAAAATTCCTTGATTGGAGAAAGTTGATGCGAAATATCCCTTTTACGTTGGTAAACCTCCAAACGTCGCTTCAACTTCTCTTCTTCTTGAAGTTTTTCCTGATGAAGTTCGTCCGGTGTCAGACCCTCAATTCGCAGACGCTCTGCTTCACGCTCGGCATGTTCTGCGTCACGCTCAGCACTTAGCTTAGCCTTACGAGCACTGTTGTAAGCTTCCTGCTCCTTTTTGGTTTTTTCTTGTTCCAAGACATAGTCCATGGCATTGTCCGTTGCGCACTTGACAGCCTCATCAAGAGTACTCTTAAATCTTTCGTCATGCTGCGTAATCTCACGACCGATCTTGCGCAAATCTTCTTCCATACGCAAAACGCGCGACCCAAGGTCGCCGATGAGTTGTCTCAAAATTGAAACTTTTTGCATTTTATCAGGTCCGAGAGAGTCCATGGCATCACCAGATCCAATCAATAAATTGAGCTTTCTCTCCGCATCCTCAAGTTCATTCAGGGCATTATTGCGAGATTTGGTAACATCGGCGTGCTTGCTTTGCAACTTATCTTTCGTATGTTTTGGCTTGCCCCAAGGATCTGTGTCAAACTTGCTAATCGCGAGTTCCTTTTCACTCTCGATATACTCTATCATGGCCCTTTGACGCTGACGCTCACGCTCACGCTCTTCCGCCTCCGCAGCCTCCTTGAGTAGTGATTCAATCGCACGCTCCATTTCGCACTTGATGAACTCTTCGTTAGTCAAAAGACTCACGGGTTGTGATTCATCTGCTGTTTGAGCTGTCATTGTTTCAGAAACAATACAACCTTGAGTTTGAGACGTCAATGTCGCCATAGGATCATTGCCGTTAAGTGTCATCGGAGTGCCGTCAAGTGTCATCTGAGCAGTGTCAAGTGTCATCGGAGTGCCGTCAAGTGTCATCGGAGTGGTGCCAGGTGCCATCTGAGCGTAAGCGGTGTCAAGTGCCATCTGAGCGGTGTAAAGTGTCGTCTGAGCGGTGTCAAGTGTTGTCTGAACGGTGTCAAGTGTCATCTGAGTGGTGCCAGGTGCCATCTGAAAACCAATGTTATTGGGTGTTTTGTGAGTGCCATCAAAAGGCATCTCAAGTTGCGTCTGGTCATCCAGACTGGTTCCACTGCGATAAAGTGCTTCCATGTTAATTAATTGAATAAAACTTATTTAAAAAAAAAATATCAATTTTCGAGATATATGGTGATGCAATTTATCCAAAAAAAATTTAATTAAATTATGTAGTGACTCAAAATAAGTTAGAACTCATTTACAATATAAAGAATCATATATAAAGTGTGAAAGATTAGTATTATGACTTGCAACACTCAAGAAAAATTTGTGTTTGTTCTGGAGTCAAGTTTAGAAGTGTCATAACATCTTGATTGTTAATCTTAAATGAATTTAGATCAACTTCACCTGATGTTGAATTTTGAATTGAGGTCCATGTATGTCTACGATACCGTGCGTCAGCATAAACCCATTTGCATGTGTTAATGAGTCTTGGAATCCAATATTCCTTCAAAAACTTGTTTTCACTTTTATGTTCAGGAGTTACATCTGTGACTTTGTCCATAAAATAAATCAAATTGTGACCTACACCAACAAAAGGATCATGTAATACAACATTGTCATTGTCAATGGGACGATGTGCCGCAACAGCAAGCTTGCGAACAAAATCAACAATTGTATCATTGCAATACCCATAAATCTGTCTTGATTTAGCCAATTCCCAATCGTAATTATTAGGATTAACCTTAGGATTAATTCTCCAAATAGCACTACGGTTATTCATCATATGTTCATATGTAATTTTATCAGAATATGGAGTATAATAGGGAAATAGGTTATGTATATATGTAATATTTTGGAATGGATAATTACCATCTGAATCAACAGTCAGCAAAAATTTAGGGTATTTTTCGGCAATCAAATTAACAGTATCAAGAACATCTGTGTAAATGTCTTCCGCGCCATGCAAGTCATGACAATACAATTGATAAAAGAAGGCATTCATTATAGGTCCACACACTGATGGGTTAGATTGAGTGTAATAAAGATCAGCCCGAGATCCGTAAAGATCGGACGAAAAAAGGATTCCCAACCAGGGTTGTCTCATGTATGTAGTAAAATTTGCCAGAAAATTGCGACACTTAGTTACAGTTTCCGGATAATACTTAAATAGTAAATTGGTGTCACTCTCAATTAGAATAGGCTTCAATACAATTAGAAGTCCCTTAAATATTGGGGTAAACTCATAACATGCTTGTGTATAATTTGAAAAATATCTCATGTGTTCTGACAAACGCGTAATAATATTTTTAAAATTTGCCTCAAAAATTGATAAATCATCCTTTGATAGAGGTAATGTTACATTAAGTTTTGGAAGCATTTTGTTCAGATCAGCGCAAATGAGTTCATTATTCAAATGGGGCTGGGGTCTATTACCCTGTGTTGTAGTATCAGTAGATGCCATAGTTGATATGTATAATTAAATATATAACTATTATGATAATCAATTTTTTGTAAATATATTCTTATCTAAAATACAACTTTATTTTTGATTTCTCATCTAGAATAAAAAAATTATTTAATTAAGTTAAGTAACTAAGTTATGGTAATCTAAGTTATGGTAATCTAATCTGTAATATCAACACTATCGTCGTCATCATCTGGCGACGTATCCATACAACGATCATCCTCTCCAATGGTAACACATTCAGAATGTGTTGCATCATCTTTGAAGATGTTAATAATTGGTTCATGTGCCAAAATGGCTAATTGACGTACGAAGCTAATGGTTTTCTCATCATAAATGTTCTTACTAGCTGCGCAATCCCAGTCATAATCCTTAGGAGAAACACGAGGATTTAGCCTTAGAGCTTTTTCGGCGTAATAATTTGGTGAATCGTAAGAAGGGTTACTGGAGTCATAGTATTGAAATAGAAGCTTCAAACAAATCATCCTTTGAAATGGATATCTTCCATCACGATCCTTTGTCGTCAAAAAACGTGGATTGTTTTTAGCGATCCAGGTGACGATTCTGGTGGTGTCATTATTGGGGATACATTTTTCAAAAAACATGTTCATAATTGGGTGTTCAAGTTTGCATGTGAACTCAAAATCAAGGTGTGATCCATAAAGATCCTTCTCTCGCACAAAAAGTAAGATCAACCATGGCGGATATGTGTATGTTGTAAACATGGCAAGATAACTTCGGCATCGAGTCACAACATCAGCATGAGTTTGATATATAGGTGAAACGCTTTCAATATAGGGAGCCAACTTATTCAGGACAATAAACTTGAAAATGTCTTCAAAATACTTACATATATTGAACAATGTGTAATGTTTGAAAGGTTTAACGTAAATTTTCTGGTGTGTGTTTGATGCTGTTTTGAATATATCGACCAACCTATCGAAACTCTTTAGAATATTCTGGAAACTTTCTTCAAACATGATAGATTGTGCTGTAGTCATTTTGTTTCTCTTATTTTCCAGAAACGGAGACCAAGTACGTATGAAATCCTTAAGATAATTCTCATGCAATCTGTATGCTTCCAGTAGAATTTTACACTGAGTTTCAAATGGAAAGTTTCGAGAAGCCAATAGAACTTCAGTGAAAATGTCTTTATAATTCTCAACAAAGTTAATCTTATAAACCTCATCCGGTTGAGTAGGCTGATGAACAACATCTGGCATCTTGAATTGCACTGTATCATATGACTTAAGTGTCTTGATAATGTTATCAATATGATTTTTCTTTTCAATTGCCTCTTCAAGCTTCGTATCAAGAATTTCATGGAGTTCAGCGTCTAGGTTCTTCTTGATTTCATCAATTGACTTTGGCTTACCATCAATTCTAAACCTACTGCAACGCCATGTTGAAAAATCAAATTTGTCATTATTAATTTGGTCCATCCGGTAGAATAAAAGTATTAGATCCGTAACAATTGTTTCAAAATCAGTGTGATTAATCTGAATGCCGTCAGACTTAATGAGAGGCCATTGAGCTGCCATCAAAAGTTCCATAATAAAAGTTACACCTTCTGACGTGTACCTACTACTCAACCGTTGTTCTAAACCATAAAATGCGGGAGGCATCTTAGGATTCCGAGCCCAATGCGAATTTTTATCTGATTGTGGTAGTAATGTGTCCAATAGATCAATCCGTTGAAATGGATATACTACAAAATCATAACGGACATTTAGTGTCAAGAGGAACTTTGGAAACCGGTTAGCAACCATAAGAACTAGTTCAAATGCATCACTGCAAATTTGAGCTAGAATTGGCGATTGTGTATAAGGACTACTCTTGAGAAACGTGTCATCAATCGTAGATGAAAACTGATGAAAGAATTCATTCATAATAGGATGTCTCCAGTTACTAGTCATTTCAAGATCTCGTTCAGATCCATACAACCCAGTCTTAAAAAGGAACAACAACCATGAAGGACATTGAGTTCCAAAAACAGTCATGTGAACAAGACTTCCCCTAAAGCTTCTGCTAAGATCTGGATTAGACTTGCTAAAAAGACCATTTTCAGAAATAAATAGTTCAATCTCATTGATTAGATGTTCAAAAAATGGTGTAACCATGTGACACACTTCAGGATTGGTAAATTTAACCAATTTGTTTGATTCCAAATTATGAATAATGTTTCGAAAAGCTTTCAAAACATTTTGAAATGCCATATCAATAAGTTTCTCTTGGTATGGTTTCAACTTTATGTCCAATACACCAGCTCCAATAAACATATACAATGTATGAACCATTACGTGAAACTCATAACACAATTGCCTACAATCAAGTACATGTTGGCACATCATGTTACCATTGATCTTACTATAATAATGTTCAATAATTATCATTAAAGATGGATATTTGTTCGTGATATCATCCGGAAATGTACCTCGCACAATATTTTGAATCATTGTGGTATGCTGATTTAAAATGTTTGAATTGGGGGTATCAGGGTGTTGCCACACTTTGTTAAAAATTTGTTCATCTTTTTGGATAGCATTCTTGAGAGCATCCTTCTTAAATTGCAAGTCAGAACGAGCGGACCATAGTTCAGTATTGATGACTTGAATTTGAAGCCTTACTTCATCATTCATTATTACGTCATTTTGTGTGGTGGTTGTAATAAATGTATCAAGTTTGCTGGAAAGCATTGAAACTTTTGCTGTTGCGTCTTGAACATCTTTTGCCAATGCTGTGATAACCCCTTGATCAGGAGTAATATGCGTAGAGGTTGACATCATAGTTGTTGATATATCTAATTTTATTCATTCTCAAAATTAATTTTCAATTTTATCAAAATATGTTGTTATACACTTTAGCCAAAAATACAAAAAAATAATATTTTTGAATAATTTTTTTATCTTTAAGGTTTAAGGTTTAAGGTATGTCAATCATTATATTACCGTAAATAATGTCCACTAAATCTTTGCCAGGTATTGAGTCTATCCAGTTTTCTTTTTTGAGTAAAATCAGATGAAATCTTAATACATGTCGTGAGTCTTTCTATAGTAGATTGCTCTGTAGTACTTGGATCTAATGTAGGTCGTTGAGCCAAAATAAGTAATTTCCTAATTAAGACTCCTTCACTGTATAATACTGGCCACTCTAGTTCCCAGACAGGGACACGATTAATTACATAAGCATGATCAGAATCAATAATAAGCTTTGGAATATTAGTACCATATTTGTGATTATGTAATATAGATGCCCATGGATAATATCCTCGAGAGTCGTGGTCTTCTGTGAAAAGATGAGGGTGTGAGACGGTAATGTTTTCAACAGTGGATAAAATTTTAAGACAAACATCTCGAATGGTCTCATCATCTAGATCAATTTCATCATATTGATCTATTATGCCTTTGGTAAATCGATTAATAATTTCAGAAACCATATAAAATCCAAAACACCTGAGATCAAAACAATCCGCGAAAATATTTTTTAGATGATTAAAATCTTTGGGTTCTCCATAATAATTTTTCTGAAATAATTCTGTTAACCATATTGGAGAACCTACATTAATGCTAATGTATGAAAGAAACCTCCTAAGTTCTAAATGAAATTTCATATTGAATTCACTCAAATTAGAGAATTCACTTGATGATGAGATGATAGGATCCCATATGTACATCATATATTTGAAAATATAATAATATGATTGGTATGCTTCTAACATAAGTTGAAACTCGCGGTAATTTTCTTTGGGGATCCTAGTATTTTTAGAAAGAACTTCTTTGATGAGAATATTTCTAAAAATATTAGGTATAATATTCCAAACTTCATCATACAATATTTTATCAATTGTTTTGCTATCACTAAAGATTTTTGATTTACAATCTCCGACATAATAAATAATCCGCAGTATTTGTCCAACTTCACCTGAAAAAGGACCTGGATTATTAACGGTGAGAGCACTTGCCATTATTGTTATTCTTGAATTAATAATATTGGATTAGTAAATTTCAATTTTATTCTTCAATGAATCATACTACATTGGGCAAAATATAATATGTTTAAAAACTTTCTAAGAAATAAAAGTAAAAATGTTCTAGTTGTGTTTACATAACACATTCAAGAGCTTTCGGATATTTTCGTCTATTTTGCGAAATAATTCTTGCAAAACTAGAATTATTGAATAATATTCGCTGTGATTACGAAAACCTCCGAAATCCTTTGACATTTTATGTCCGGTTCTTAGGGGGTGTTGACTCTTTGGGGTATCACGAGTCAAAAAAACATTAGTAAATTATTCTTCTAATGCTTTGGGAAAATATAAGTTGTCAATGATCAATGATAAAAAAGTAGAAATTTTAGAATATTCTAGTTGCAATAGAATCTAGAATAATACTTTTTAAAAACTTTCTAGTGCATAAAAGTAAAAATTTTAGAGTATTCTAGTTGTGATTGAATCTAGAATAATACTTTTTAAAAACTTTCTAGCGCATAAAAGAAAAAATATTGAAATGTTCTAGTTGTAATAGTAACTGGAATAATACTTTTTAAAAACTTTCTAGTGCATAAAAGAAAAAATATTGAGATGTTCTAGTTGTGATTGAATCTAGAATAATACTTTTTAAAAACTTTCTAGTGCATAAAAGAAAAAATATTGAGATATTCTAGTTGTAATAGTAACTGGAATAATACTTTTTAAAAACTTTCTAGTGCATAAAAGAAAAAATATTGAGATGTTCTAGTTGTGATTGAATCTAGAATAATACTTTTTAAAAACTTTCTAGTGCATAAAAGAAAAAATATTGAGATGTTCTAGTTGTAATAGTAACTGGAATAATACTTTTTAAAAACTTTCTAAATAAACAAAGTAAAAATTTTAGAGTATTCTAGTTGTAATAGTAACTGGAATAATACTTTTTAAAAACTTTCTAGTGCATAAAAGTAAAAATTTTAGAGTATTCTAGTTGTGATTGAATCTAGAATAATACTTTTTAAAAACTTTCTAGTGCACAAAAGAAAAAATATTGAGATGTTCTAGTTGTAACTAGAATAATACTTTTTAAAAACTTTCTAGTGTATAAAAGAAAAAATATTGAGATATTCTAGTTGTAATTGAATCTAGAATAATACTTTTTAAAAACTTTCTAGTGTATAAAAGAAAAAATATTGAGATATTCTAGTTGTAATTGAATCTAGAATAATACTTTTTAAAAACTTTCTAGTGTATAAAAGAAAAAATATTGAGATGTTCTAGTTGTAATTGAATCTAGAATAATACTTTTTAAAAACTTTCTAGTGTATAAAAGAAAAAAATATTGAGATGTTCTAGTTGTAATAGTAACTGGAATAATACTTTTTAAAAACTTTCTAGTGCATAAAAGAAAAAATATTGAGATGTTCTAGTTGTGATTGAATCTAGAATAATACTTTTTAAAAACTTTCTAGCGCATAAAAGAAAAAATATTGAAATGTTCTAGTTGTAATTGAATCTAGAATAATATTTTTTAAAAACTTTCTAGTGCATAAAAGTAAAAATATTGAGATATTCTAGTTGTGATTGAATCTAGAATAATACTTTTTAAAAACTTTCTAGTGCACAAAAGAAAAAATATTGAGATGTTCTAGTTGTGATTGAATCTAGAATAATACTTTTTAAAAACTTTCTAGTGCATAAAAGTAAAAAATTGAGATATTCTAGTTGTAATTGAATCTAGAATAATACTTTTTAAAAACTTTCTAGTGTATAAAAGTAAAAATATTGAGATGTTCTAGTTGTGATTGAATCTAGAATAATACTTTTTAAAAACTTTCTAGGGCATAAAAGAAAAAATATTGAGATATTCTAGTTGTGATTGAATCTAGAATAATACTTTTTAAAAACTTTCTAGTGCATAAAAGAAAAAATATTGAGATGTTCTAGTTGTAATAGTAACTGGAATAATAATTTTTAGAGTGTTCCAGTTGTTGAAGTGATATAAAATGAAAAATAATTTACAAAAAACAATTATGAAAACCTATTGGTCAAAAGAATATAATTGGAGAAGAGCTTCTGTATCACGGTACTTGCAAACACCAGATGATAATTGTGTAATAAACAATGAAACTTATTTCAAACCTCCAAATATTAATAATCATTCTTCTAATTTGTATTATGATGTCAAGAAGAATATTTTATGTTGTTGTTGGTTTTCAGGTGATAATGAGGGAGATGAAGGATGTCATATTTATATTTCCAGATTTGATTTGAACAATAAGATGATGATGTGGAGTGACCCAATAAAAATTACAGATAATAAAGGGTTTGCTGATCAAAATCCTATAATGTTTTATTTTAAGGATTATTATTATATGATTCACAATACACAAGTTGATAAAGTGGGTGATACATCAGCATATATAAAATTAGTAAAATCAGTAACAAATGATTTTTCTGCAAAAGAAATTCAATCATGTGAATTTGATAATAAACGTGGTCAAATGATTAGATGTAGAGTATTAGTAGAGGATGATAGAGTTTTACTGCCATTTTATTTTATAGAGTATAATAATACGGAGGCATATTTCAAGAGTGGACTTTATATTATTAGATCGCTTGATAAAGTAATTGAGTATCAAAAAGTGATTATAGAAGGATCAGAAAATCTCTTGGAACCGTGTTTGGTTAGGGTTGGTAATGATTGTAATGGAATTAAATATCATCTTTATTTTAGGGATCAGCGTGCTAAATATGTGTATCGTTCAATATCTATGGATGGTGGTGTGACGTGGGATAAACCTGAAGTATTAGTATTGGAAAATAATCATAGTGCGATTGATGTTATTAGGGCATCTAATGGTAAATTAGTTTTGGTAGGAAATCGTAAATTTGACAAACGTAATTTTGGTAGGGCTCCTTTATCTATTTATGTGTCTGATGACGATGGAGTTAATTGGAAATTTATAATGGATTTAGATCCCAAAGAGTCAGAACCATATTATGTTTGGAGGTATGGAGAATTTAGTTATCCAAGTATTTTAGAGATTGGGGATTATTTTCATATTTCTTATACATACAATCGTAAAACAATTAAATATATAAAAATACTTATAAGAAATATTTTAGAAAAAATAGATTAAAAATTGTAATTATTAGTATTATTTAGACAGTATTGTAATTTTAATTTTTATAACCAATAATATGTGTACTATTAATTATTTTAATATCATCATCGGATAATTTAAAATATGCGTATAAAGTGTCATCACTCCATTCTTTGTTTAGGGGTGGTAATGGTATCCATTTAATGGATTGTTCTTGAATATCTTGTGAATTTTTTCGTAATGAAAGCATAAAATTAGGTAATTTACATTTCATATAACTCAATAATGATTTTGCTTCATTTTCATTTGATAGTTTAAAGGATATGTAGCTACCAGTATGTATTTCATCTGGTTTGCCTATAAAACTGTTACCAAACCCGCTTTTGTGTTCATGAGCGGCTCTTGCGGTTATTAATTTCCAAAAATTGTATTCCTTTTTGACATCTTTTATATCGATATATTTTTCGAAACCTTTAAGTTGTGATACATAACATTTAATATTATCTAATGTTTTTTCATTTTTTAATCTTTTGTCATTTGACTCAATACCAAAATATCTACCTAAATATAGTTTTGTAAGAGAATCAAATTTAACTAATTTATCTATAAGAGGATGAAATTTTCCATCGACTAGTACATCATATTTATTTAATTTAGTTGTAAATCCATTCAATTTACAATCTCCTTTGTGTGTTGAGTCTTTCAAAAAGTAATGCACTCCTCCTTTAATATCAACAGAATTTCCAAATATTTTGCTGGCATTATCAAAATGTTTAATGTAAACAATATCAGTTCGTTCTAACATATTTTTACGAAAACTATCTAATCCTTTACCACCCGAAAACCATCTAGATGGTATTACAAAACATAACAAATTGCATTTATCAATATAATATTCTACAAACTTATTATATAATGCGTTTGCACCAGTTGATTTTAATTCTTCATTATATGGTGGATTGCCAATTACAATATCAAATTTAGAAATTCCAAACTCTTTTTGAATGTCTAGTTGTAAAGAATCGCCTTCATACAAATTGAGTTTGTATTCATTATTAATATTAAATATTTGTTTGATAACAAAACAGTTCTTTTTGTTGTATTCGGCGAGGAACAACATTTTTTCTAGGATGTGTTTCTTGCGATTCTTTTCATTGGGTATTTTCTTTGCAAGTCCATTCATCAACTTATAATAAATTGCGACTGGAAAGTTTCCCATTCCAGCTGTTGTATCACCCCATTTTAGAGTAGAATCTTCAAAGATATTTTTATTATATTTTTCTTGATAGTATATTTCAAGATCTTTTAACATGTTATCATTAATAAAGCTCATTGGTGTGAAAACCTCCCCGAATTTCTTTTTTTCTATTTCTTTTGGTTTTAGACATTCATTAATTAATTCTAATAATTCTTTTGGATTATCTATTAAACTTTGCAATGACATTTTAAAATTGATAGAGATATTATAAGTATTAGAATTTTTATCAAAATATTTTGATACTATATTTTGTATAATATTTATTAAATCTTTCTTATTCCACCAAATTAAACACATATCGTCAAACATATCTAATAATTCTGGATTTTTTTGTATATCGTTTAACATCTTCACAAAATCTTTATTAGAATTTTTAATAGTTAATATACAAGTTAAAGGGATAACATATGGTAGTACATCTTTAGTGAATGATATATTAATAGTTTTTTTTCCTGTTTTTCCTGTTTTTCTTTATTGAGTTCCGGCTTAATTTCTGTGTTATCATCTTTAATAATTTCTTTACCAGAAGGTAGTGTCTGTAATTCATCTTCATCATCTTTGAATTCAATTGTAGTTTTTACAGTGTTATTTTTTAATGAACTTGCAAATGATTTATTTATCATTTTTTGAGTAAATGTATCAAACTCAATAAAATCATTGTCTAAATTTCTTAATAAAGATTTGAAAGTATTAATTGGGTCTGATTTCCAAATTTCCATTAATTTAGAAACAATAGCATCACTATTTAACTTTTTTTGTTCCATCATATCAATATCAATATTGATTAAGTGATTTTCAATCAAATACTTAATTTTATCTTCAATGCTTTTATCATTTTTATATATAGTATAATTCACACAAGTGTTAAGAACACGGCTTATATTCAAATCTACCACAAACCCAAATTTCTTCTGAGAACCTTCTGTCATACATCTATACATTTGTTGTAAAACCTTATCAGATGAAATAGTATTATTCATTAAAATTACGACATCACACATATTCAATGTAATTCCCAATGTAAGCATACTACCAGCTAATAAAATTACACCATCTTTCCCTTCAGCTTTTGCTATTGTTTCATGTTTTATAATATCTGATTTTATATCCTTTGCTAAATCTTTATTTTTGCGATTAATACATAAGACATTATATTTTTTAAGAATTGTGTCATCCTTCATTAATTTTTCTAAACATTTTGAAATTCCATTAATATTATCGCATGGTAAAAACCAAATTTGTGTAAATGGGATACGACTTTCTTTATCAGAACATATTTTAAAAATTCGTGAAAACGTAGATTTATCACCATTTTTGTAATCTACTTCTTTATTTGAACCGGATATGAAGCGCAATATAGTTTTTACCTCATTTTCAAATTGAAATCTTGATTTTTGCTTGTTTAGTGCAAATAATACATCAAAACAAAACCCATATTTGCTACCCATTATTTTATCTTTGATTATATCATATCTTTGTGTATCAAACATCGTAGTAATCAAATATAAATCTGGCATATTTTCATATGGTTTAAAAATATCAGTAATAGATAATCCTAATTGAGTAAAATATTTAATTGTTGTATTGATGCTTATATCACCATGTTTATCTTTTAATTTATCTAAATTATTTTTGTCTATCAAAATGCTTTTGCATATTTGTTCATCTTCAATATCCCAATACATTTGGCACTCTGTAGGTATATTCCATTCTTTTAATGGTTTATTATAAGTGGCTGTTAAATATATTTTAGTTGTGTTTTTTGATGAGTAAGAATCTAAAATAGATTTGGATAAATCAGTAGTTCCACTAAAATGGTTTTCATCAAAACCAATAATGTCTAATTTTAAATTCTTAATTTGTGTTATAGTTTTATCGTCTATATATTTTTGTAACAGTTGCTTTGATGTAACGAATATATTACTCTCATCCAATACTAAACTATCAATATTTTTAGATTCATCAATGTGGTGTATCTTGAATGATTCAAACTCTTTAAATTTGTTGAAAAGATCATCTGTAAATTGTGGTACCGTTTCAGTTGGCGCGGGTGTAATAATCAATACATTTAATTTTTGCTTAATTTCAAACTGCTTGATAATTAAACCACCGAGCATGTACGTTTTTCCACTACGGCACTTGCACCCCCAAAGAAAAGATGTATTACCTTCTTCAATCAAATTACTTGTTTTTTGTGTGATAAGTTCTTGATGAAATCTTAAATATAAATTACATTTAGGTGATAAATAGATTTCATCATAATTAATTTTACCATTTTTACTTGCTTTCATATGTTTAAGAATATCCATCTTGAAATATAAGAAACACTTATTTAAATCATTCTTATCTAAAATATTTTGTTCTTTCATATATCGTGTAATATAATTACTCGATCTATTAGCATTTTTAACCTTTTCCAAAACTAAATTCTTATCAGGTACAAGTAAATAAATTTTAAAATTTGAATAAATATGTTTATTGGCATCAATAACAGATATTATATGTTGAATTTCATAATAAGAAACTGATTTTTGTTTAGTAATATCATCTTTACTTTTGGGATATTTTGAGCTAATAAAAATAAATGTATTATCTATATTATTAAATAGAGATATATCTGAACATCCACTGGAATTACCACTAGTAACTTTACTTTTTAAATAATTAGTAAATGTAGTAAGTGGTTTAAGATTACCATTATTCATATTACCAATCATATGTGTAAAATCAGATTTTTCAAAAATATTACAAAACCCAAATTTAATACATACATCCCATAAGCGTTCATATATAACACCTTTTTCGGTTTGATTTTTGCAAATATCCAATATACTATCAACACTATCTAATGTTATAATATACTTAATAAAATTTTCTACATTCATATTTTTCATAATAGGGGAACTCATTTAGTTAATATTATTTTATAAGAAACATCATGTATATAGCCAATATTTTAAAATCAATTTTTTAATGTATATAATCTAGAAAAATCAAGATTTGTATTATAAATAAAGTTAAAAAAAAAAGTTGCATTCTAGTTGTTATTGTATTGCATCTGGAATTGTGTTTTTGGAAGTGTTTTATTTTTTGTTTCTATTAAGTGTTCATAATCTTTATAATAAGATTCTGATACAATCCCTTGATATTCTTTTTGTGGTGAATATTTAAGGTGAGTGATTGATGGTAATGATATTCTTTGAAATATAGGTTTATATGCATGATTACATGTATGATGTTGTGGAGGTAATCCGCATAATTGACAGGGGTTTGAATTAACTAATTGAAAACCAGGACCGTTTTGTGGAATTATATTACATCTAAATTCATCTGGAGAAACACATTTATTTATAACATGTTCTTGAAAAGGATGAGGCATATTATGATTTGACCTATAAATACCACATATTACACATTTAGTATTTATTGACATTATTTTTTACAAAGAAAATATTTTATTCTTGTTTACACAAAATATTACAAGAAAAATCTTAAAAAGTTGTATTAGATGTAAAGTTACTTATAAAACTATCTAGAACAACTCCTGAAACCAGTTAAAGAAAAATGTAGAAAAATCTTAAAAAGTTGTATTAGATGTAAAGTTATTTATAAAACTATCTAGAACAACTCCTGAAACCAGTTAAAGAAAAATGTAGAAAAATCTTAAAAAGTTGTATTAGATGTAAAGTTACTTATAAAACTATCTAGAACAACTCCTGAAACCAGTTAAAGAAAAATGTAGAAAAATCTTAAAAAGTTGTATTAGATGTAAAGTTATTTATAAAACTATCTAGAACAACTCCTGAAACCAGTTAAAGAAAAATGTAGAAAAATCTTAAAAAGTTGTATTAGATGTAAAGTTA